GAGTTCAGTGCTTTGTCTCATTGATCCAGTCTTTCGGTACTAGTCCTTTCGCGTAGAGGAAGCCGTGCTTCTCACACCACATGGCGTAAGTAGTCTTGCTCCCCTTGCTGATTGGTCGTTGTGGATTGGAGAAGACGAAGCGAATATCCAGGCTAGGATCTTGGGCCTTCACGAGGATGTGCTTCTGTCTGTCCGCTGTCTCGAAGTAGCCCTTCGTCTCGATGATGATTCCATTAGGGAGCACGAAGTCCGGTGTGTACTTGTGGAAGCTCTCCGGTTTCGTGTAACGAAGGACGAGAGACTCGTACGTATACGAGACTCCCGCCTGCTTCAGTTGTGCTGCGACCTGGCGTTCGAGACCAGATCGAAACCCATCAGCCCCTTTGGTTTGCCAGCGATTAAAAGTCCGCGCCACTTGTCGCACCTGACGCGGGAGCACTTGCTGCTGGCTGGTCGGTCGTGTCACCGTCCTCTGAGTCGCTGCTATCAAAGCCGTCCTCTTGGCCAAAGCCATAGGCGGCAGCGTCACGTCCTGCACCCGAGCGCAGTTCGATTACTTGCACTGCCTGCAACTTCAGGCTGATCCCTGCACCCACCTTCGTGGTGTAGAAGGGGTTCAGTTGGTAGGCCACCTTGACGACCGATCCCGCGAAGATCTTCACGGCATCAGACATGGGCTTACCCTTGGCGTCGTACACTGGAGGCCGGAAGTGCCACTCAGATTTATCCGCCTTGCGTACGCCGCTGGCCTTCGCTTTGAAGTTGAACTTCAGGTTGCCGGTCTCGTCACCAGTGTCCTTGTCCAGATCCTTGGAGAACGGAAGATCGGCCACCTTCATGTTCTTGAGTTCGGCTTTCTTCTTTGGATCTTTCGCCAGTTCCTGCTTCGCCGCTGCGACCGCTGCTGTGTGCGCCTCGGTCAGTTTCGAGACGAGAGCCTGTGCCTCATCCGACGCTTCCGGCAGGATGATGACGACCTGGTACTCACCCTCGGCTTTGAAGTTGGTTGAGGGTTTGTTGAGGGTGACCCACTTGGTCGCTGCCTTCGGTGTCGTGAACGTCGGTAACTTCTTGCGATCTTCAGCCATGTCTATTCCTCCATGTGTGGATGATTGTGGTTGCAGAAATGCCCGCTAAATTTTTTGCTACTAAATTATTTGGACTTGCGCCAGGTGTAGATAGCCCAGGAGTACTGCACACTGAGGACTGCGACTAGCAGGAGAAGCCCATAGACCTCCTTGTTGATGGCGATGTACGCCCAAGAGATTTCATTCAGAAGACCGACAAGGAAGCCTTGCCACATCTTCCGTCTGAGTAGTTCGATGCCGATGATGGTGAAGATGGCTGCGATCCAGTCCATCACACCCTCTTCACGAACTGGTCACAGTCGCTGCAATGCCAAAGCGTCCTGTCCCGATAGCGCACCCCAAGCAGACCTGATGGGTGCTTACAGTTCGTCTTCGGGGTAGTCGATCTCGTCGATGATTTCTCCTTCGTCAAGGATGTCGTCGTCTTCTCCGATGTCTCCGTCAAGTTCCGCTGTGATCCTCTGTTCAACCATGCTGGCATCGATCCCCTCCTCCATCAGCCCAATAGTTTGATCGAGTCGCAAGGGTACGCCTCCACGCAACCTTCGCTCGCATTCTTTAAGTAGTTGGCTCAAAGTCAACCTCCCCTGGTCCGGTCATACGTCGCACCTTCATGTCTCCACCCTTACCTGGGATGAACTCACGGAACGGATCACTCCAATGTAGAGAGCCGTCCTCGTGGCCCATGACCAGGATGTTTCGACCGTTCATGGTCATGCCGATAACGAACAACCAGTTCTCGTTCATGTCATTCCTCCTTCTCTTCCTCCGGTGGTTCAAATTTGAATCCGATGCAGCCCTCTCGCTTATCCTTCGACTCCCTCAAGAGACGATCCAGCTTGCGCTCGATGCGGTTGAGGGTGGTCTGAAGGGTGGACGCCTTCATGTCATTCCTCCGTTCTCGTTTCTCTGAACACTGGTAGTGTCTTGTCGTTAAAGATTTCTTCGTCACCTTCGTACTCGAAGTACCGCCGATTCATGGGTACTGCCTTCATTGGGTCAGCAGCAGCGTTGAAGTCGAAGGCGCGTAAAGACTCAAGCATGTTGAGTACGATCACATAGCCCCTCCGAAAATCGTGACTCACAATCCGCTTGCACCCACACTTGGTTTGAAGAACTACTTGCTGTGCCCCTGGTCGCATGTCACGCCTCGTACTTCAGCTTGAATGCCGCCGTCAGGATCGACTGCCGCATGATCTGCATACCAACCTGGACGCCCGTCTGGTACGCCTTCTCAGACAACGAGGCTTTCAACTTCAACTGTCCTCTCCGCGCAATCCGGTTTGCTCTCATAGGTTCTCCATGGTTTGAATAAGGTTTTGTTTTGGGTACATCGTAGGTGGAACTTAATTACCGAAGGCGCATCATGTGGTTGATGACGTCCTTCAGAAACTTGATCTCATCTTTGAGCTTCTCGCAGTCGGTCTTGGGTATGGGTTCGATGACACCGTGTGGTAGCAAATCTCCTGGTTGTAACGGACGTGCAGACATCAGAATCCCTCCCGTCGCCAAATCAAGGCATCAACGATGTGCTGCTCTCGTTTCCACTGTGCTTTTACCGTGGCGAGTTCATCGCGCAACTTCTGGCTTTCTTTCTCTGCTGCGTGATTAGTTGTGAGCGCCCTCTTCAGTCCGTCAATGCCCATATAGGTGCACCGCAGGCGATGAAGTTCTGCGATCTCCTTCATGGTCATGCCAAACAATCGAAACGTATTCGGATCAAATCTTGGATCATCGAAATTCATTTCTTCCTCCTTTTCTCTCGATCCTTATCCTTCATCTCCTCGTTGTGCTTCCTCAGGATCTCGTGTTCCTCCCGACACGCAGGACAGTGTGATATCCCCAGCTGCGTCATGCAGTCGTGTGGGCTATGGACAGCGAAGCTCATCAGCGTCCCTGTCCGCTTCTCGTAGAACGCATACGTACCGGCCATGCTCGTCTTCCTCCTTTAGTTGTGAGTCGATAGGGCCATAGTGCTCCACTCCTAGATCATGTCCATTTGTGGACGAGTCTAGGCAAAGAAATAAGTCGACTGTTTTACCGCATTCAAATCCAAGTTACCCTTGGCTGGCACCGGAGGTAACTCCTTGGCATTCTTCTCAGACAACAGCGACACTAAGCTATCGCGGAACTCCTGCAGCACGTCGTGTTCGTAGAGATCCACGAAGGCATTCCGGAGTTCTACCGCGAGTGTCTCCATGTTTGCCGCCAGGGTTCCGTAGCTGTCATGCACCATGCTGAAGTTCGTGATCCCGGCATCAACTGCACGGTTCACCGACATCATCAAGCAGCAGGCGTCCATGCTGTGTACGAAGTTCGGTGAGATGCCTTGCGCCTGTCGCCTACCATCAATGCGATCCTGCTCCTCTTGGATCGTCAGCTTGATGATCTCGTTCCCGATCATGGTCTTCACTCGTCGAGGTTCGAGATCTCGGTATTCCTGCTGCACCGGAAAGCCCACTGGTGTTGTCCAATTGACCGGCAAACCCTCTTTAGCAGCGAGAGAGGCGGACTTTTGGAGCCAGTCCATAGCACTGCGAGCCGCAACGACAACTTCTCCAATCGAAGACCAGATATGCTTGGCGAGGTATGCTGCAGGTTGAAATGTTCCATCCCAATGTGACTCCTTCCCTCCCTCTACTTTCTCGTTAATGTAATCCTCCACGAACGACCGACTGCTGAACAGCGTCCCTCCATACGGCAACACCATCACCGGTCGCTTCGTCGCCTTCCGGTCGAACCCAAACCCCAACCACTGCCTTGCTACTTCCGCGTTTTCTCCGTCACCCTTGGCATCGGCCTCAACCTTCGGGCGTACAACATCAGCAACGCGCTGATAGATATCCTGGGGCTTGCCCGATGGCACAAGGTTGACAGCCGCTCCTCCGATCTCGTCCCGCAACATCGCACTGAAATTTTGTAGGCCATTGCAAGTCCCATCCACTGACACCGGAAGGTTTGAAAGATGCTCTGGATTCAGTATCACGGCATGCAACTCGAAGCACACCGCGAGGAACTGCCAGGGTTTGTCTGCTTCCATCCACCATTTCTCCGCGAGGGGATCGAGGGCGACCGCCACGATGTTCGTGAGGTTCTCCTTCGCCCACTTCACCCGCTCGTCTAAGCTGCACTTGTCTTCTCCGAATGTGTTCGCTGCATGGATCAATAGCCAGCGCATGCCCTGCTCCCCGACCTTCTTCCCCTCCTTGAAGGTCAGTAATGCTTTGGCGGCATCATTGCCCTGCGGATTCAGGAACGTCGGCACTGCGTACACGCGACCACGAAAATCTAATTGGTGTGGGAAGTAGATGGCCTCTTCCTTCGAGAACTTCTCGGCTACCCACATGATCTTCGCAATCTGCATCCGGCGACTGTTCAACTTAGCGTTCTTCGTGTAGACCTTAGATGCCTCTCTCTTCCACTGGATACGTGCTTCCTCATTCGTGTCGATGTCGAACGGCTTGTTCGGCAATGGCTCATTCACCCTCGACGGCATGTCACCTACCCCATGCCCGAGATCCCACACAGTCTTCATCACCTTCAGTAGATCTGCGTTGATCTTCCAGGGTGTTGCCTGGATTGCGTTCACGGACTTGTAGACACCAGGCATCTGGTCGCGTCCGTGGTGCAACTCTTCCAGGTAGTTCGAGTTCTTCGTCTTCACGAGTGCGGCCAGGTTTGCCGGAATGTAATACCCACCGTCAAAGGGTGTCGTCCAGGGTTTCGGGGATGCAATGGTCGGTAGCAACATGGGCGAAAGGATCTCCCCAAACTCAGCCGACTTTTGGATCCACTCCAGCGTCTTGACCGTCGCCTCCACGTAGGTCACCGTGTTGTGCTTCCCCTCGTTATGGGTATTGACCTCAATCAGTCCGGTCGAGGTAATGATGAGGTCGATCAGCTTCGATCCGAGGTGCAGCTTGTCGGTCGTATCCCAACACGACCAGCGCAACTCTGGTTTCTCATCGCTGGCCTTGCACATGGAATGGATGAGCACCCCACGCTTGTGCTGCTCGTTCCGAGTACGGCTGTCCAGATCCCTGGTGACCTTCTTCCACAGTGCCGTGCCTTCCTGCTCAAACAGGCGGAACCGCACTTCATCCTCCAGTGCTGACGCGATTGTGATCGCCGCCCGTTGCAGGGTCTTCTGCATGGTGATGCTGTCCAGCACCGATCTGAGGGCGATGAAGGCCACGACATCAGTGTCCAGGTTATCGAGAAACCCGAGGGCGATGTGCTTCCTACCCTTCCCCTTGGTTGCCTCACCAGCCACGAATGCTTTGATGGCGTCCGACAGGGGTGTCAGGGATTCCTTAATCAGCCGTTGCCCGTACACTGTGCTGCTCTCGTCACCCACCTCTCGTGCCTTCTGAATGCCCTCCCAAAAGCGTTGAATCCCGAGGCCCCGCATCTCCCTCTCCAATTCAATCTGCCGGTCAAAAAGCGTATCCATTAGCGCCTCCATTGGTTTGGCTGGTCATAGGTGGAACCTAATTGCTGCCGAGTTGCCGCAACATGCTGCCGAAGGGATTGCATACATTCCACGAGTGGATGTATGCAGTTAAACGAAAAGCCAGCAGCTAAGTGCTGAACTGGCCTCGCGTTTTGGATTAAATCCATTACTGGCATGGTAGGTCGAAGGGATTCGCCATGCCGGTCTTGGTGGGTACTGAATTCGTAACCTGCGGTGTTGATGGAGGATTCTGTGACCTGCTTCACCACGCTGGAACCCTCCGCGCAACA